ATGGATCAGGTTGTTGTTTTTCAAAAGATGTTTGAGCAAGTGAGAAAAGAGCAAAACTTCTCCTGGTTTTATTCAGAATTAAAACATCACCGCATTGCACATTACATTTATTATCTGGCTACGGATAATATCAGAATTATTACTCACGATGACACGGTTTTGTTATTAAGAGGAACCAGGAACCTGTTAAAAGTTAGTACGACCAAGAACCCTGCTAAAATAAAAGAGGCCGCATTGCTTCATATTTGCGGAAAATCAACATTTCGGGAATACTGTTCAACACTGGCAGGCGCGGGCGTTTTCCGGTGGGTTACTGATGTTAATCATAACAAACGCAGTTACTACGCCATTGATAATACGCTTTTATATATTGAAGATGTAGAAAACAATAAACCATTAATCTAGCTAAAGTTGGAAGCTTAAGAAATGCTTCATAATTCAGTAAGACATTAGCATAATGGAAATAAAAGTGCAGAGACTATCCCTATGGATGATAAATACTGTCTTTTTATTGCCACTCATAAATAATCACCAGGCCAATACTATCAAATTGATATTTGAAATGTGATTACTTGACTTTCTATACGTTATTTTATAACGGTTAGCAAATTTATAAAACCAACGGGCGTGCCATACGCCCGTTTCAATACTTAACGCACATGTGTTTTGGTTTAGTCATCATCCGGTTATATGTATTTTAGCCAGGAATGGGTTAAACCATTCCTATATAACTAAAAAATTGAAACCTTATTCTCATGTCATGCTTATATTCGTCATTATCGTTATATAAAAAGGCCAACCATAATGTTTAGCAAATTGGCACAAAGTAGTATAAAGGCTATGTTTTAATTACAGGATGTTCAGTCATTTGAATGTATAACATTTTAGCTAAACAAATCTAAAACGAAGTGAATAATCTAATATTTTCACTAAATCTCATTTTGTTTGATATCTATTGAGATTTCTTGCTTTAAATTTTGTTTTATATAAACAATGGTTTTAATTTTTGATTAATTTGTTTTTTGGGGAGTAATATACACATATGCAAAGTCAAGAAATAAACATCCTAATGAACCATATTAAATACCGTGGGATAAGACATAACAAATGAAGTGGATAGTAATTGACACGGTAATTCAACCTACATGCGGTATATCTTTTTCAGCCATATGGGGTGATATGAAAATGATCATCTGGTATCAACCTACTATATTTCTCACTCCTGGAAGTATATTTACACCGGTTAAGTCTGGTATTATCTTTAAGGATAAAGAATACCCTATTACTATTTATAACATCACACCATTCAACAAGGATTTATGGAGTTTACTCAAAAGCAGTCAAGAGTGTCCTCCAGGAGAAAGCGAAATAACAAATAAATGTTTACATAATAGTTGTATTATAAAAATATGCCCATATGGACTCAAGTAATGGTCTTCATATAAATATTCTCGACATGATATTAATAATATCCACATAAATAAAACAACGGGCGTGTTATACGCCCGTTTCAATATTTAACACATGTAGAGATTACATGTTCTTGATGATCGCATCACCAAACTCGCTACATTTCAGCAATTTAGCGCCTTCCATCAGACGTTCGAAGTCATAGGTTACGGTCTTGGCGTTGATTGCGCCTTCCATACCTTTAACAATCAGGTCTGCGGCTTCAGTCCAGCCCATATGGCGTAACAGTATATAAAAACAATAAGTTCAAGTCATTGATATTTAATGATAAAAATTATTTTATTGTCTTTTTATTAGCCAAAATCAACTTTATTCAACCGTTTGATTTCATTGACGTTCGTTTTTATTTTGGGGAAAGGTTTTATCTACCATTTATATCAAAATTACAAGTCTACATTTTATTAACATCTCAATACATGTGAGGCCTTGCAGACCTTTGTGAGACCTTATGTGTCTCAGTTTTGTCCCATCTTTTATTACGACTTGCATAGCCAATGAAGATAAACGTGACGACAAACGGCGCAGCAATCTTCCTTTCTTTCACACTTTCCCAACCCAGCATGTATACTTTTCTGCCATAACTAAAGTGAATGCCTGTTATGAGCAACAAACAGGCATTAGCGCCGCTAGCATATTAGCTACCATTCGACTGCCATACTTAAGATTGATTTCTTAAGTATAACCCGGTTTCTAATACTACTTATATATTCAGCTCTGAGATTCATTTTTATCTCGTAAAGCTAGTTTTATGACTTCCTGTTAGCTGACTGTCTTCATAATAAAATGCTCCACTAAACTCCTGTCGACCATAATGATGACTTGATGTGAGTGAGCCCCCTATAACGCCCTTTTCACCTAATAATGTCCAAACGATTTCAAAACCATTGTCCCTTAACATTGTTAAAAATGGTTCTTTTTTAACAAGTAGATGCGGCTTTGAAGCATATACAGCTTCAGCTGCAAAGCAAACCATAGTTCCATTTTCATCATTGAAGCTACCCTCTACTTCCCCACTTTTTAATCCCATCTTTTCAAAGATTAAGTTACTAGGCTTCAAAAAATTCAAAGTTTCTATTTTTGATTTGTCGAACTCCTCTTCCCACAAATAATTAATCGAAGTGACACTAACATCAGCAATCTTAGCTCCAGACTCCCGGTCTGTTACCGAAGTCCAGTCAGATCCACCATAATAATCTGATTTAAAAGACTTAAATGCTTCGGACCAATAGTACTCCCTATTAAATAATTGGTATCTATCAGTACATTCCGGCATCCACCTGCCCATAAAGTCTTGAGCTATTGCCCAATATCTAAAATTTTCAAATTCTTCAACTTTAACGATATAACTTCTGATCTGATACCAAACCTCTTTTCGTGGGTGCCCCCAATCATCGTTTCCAATAATTTTTGGTTCTTTCCATGATGGATAACTTTCTAATACTATCCATTCATCACCATTATCATCTTTAACTTCAATAAAAGCATATGAATTAGTTATAGTAGTAGAACTTTTAACCCAGTCTTCATTAGAGCAAGTCCAATCAAACACTTCATCATTAAGCCACCACATTTCTTTATTGCTTATTTTTTTCGTTCCAGTTTCTTTAAGTAAGATAGTGGGATCTATATCTCTTACGTAAGGCTCCCATGGCCCTTGGTATGGATTTTCCTTTCGTTCGTCACCATAACCTTCAAAACGAGTAAAATTATCGGCTAGCCTTGCCATGTATTCATAATAAGCAATCCATTGGTATTTTTTACCAATCCGTTCTTGGAATGCCTCTCTACGTCCACGTCCAGTTCCTATTTGTTGGTCAAAATTACCATGCTTCTCCGGATCCCAACCAAGCTCTATAACACGATTGAATATAAATTGTTGAGCTAGTCGAAGATCAAAGTGTTTATCAGTTTCCAGCAGATTATTATTATGATCCAGGTATGGCTCTATTTCATTTTCAAACTCACTTAACAGATCGTATGACAATGAATTCTTAAATAATTTCTTGCTCGCCTTTATTTCTTCCTGTGCTTTTCTACCGACCACACGACCAAATTTAATTCCTTCGCATTTATCATCATAAATGAAAGGATCTGTGGCATCATACAAATCTTTTTGTTGATCAGTTAGTTTACATTTGAAAGTTTTAAAAACTTGCTTACGGTCAACAGGGGTTTCATTAAACTTGCAACCAGACCAATCAGAATGATTATAATTTGTACCAATAGTATATCGTGAAAAGTCACCACCTTCCATAATCGAGCTCCAGAGTTCCCGATAAGGTTCTTTATCATAAAGGGACTCTAGTTCCTCTTTTGAAGGAATCTTGTCAGGCCAAATGCTGTTGTAGGGTGGTCTAGTCTTGGATAATTCAATGCTTTCAAGTTCCAATCCAAGATGATTAGCAAATTCAATAATCTCTCTAGCATAATCTCTAAGTAATATATTTGGATACACATACTCAGAACAAAATACCTTTTGGTAAACAGTTTCGGCTAAATATTTTAGTTCTTTAATATTATCAGTTCGCAATGTACAGCCTAATGCAACTGCAAATATTCTTTCCCAAACGTAAGGATCATTTACACCATAAAACTTATCAATTATTTTTCTCAATACAGGAATTCTTGGCTCGAGTAAACTCACTAAAGCCTTGGTTGAGCAATCTCGAAGTTCTCGGTTACTAGAAGTTAAAAACCAGCATAAACTAGTTGCAACTAGCTCGATTGACTCATCCGAAACAAAGCTTTTATCTGTTCTGGCCCATGCCCAATCGATTAGATGCCTAAAAGCTGAGTCTTCACTATATTTATATTTAAGTTCTGTAGTCCAAAACGAATCTCGATTTGCCAAAGAATAATCTTTTAGCCAATCATGCAAGAAATTAGCATTAAAGGGATGGTCAACTAAACCTGAAATAGAGATCACTGCCTCGAGGAAATGATCAAAACTATCTTTAAATTTAAAAACATGTTCATTGATGAAAGGTCTAATTTTTTCGAAATCAATAGCCTTAATATCTCGCCATATCAAGCTATCAATAAAGGCTTCTAGTAATTTAAGATTATTGCTAAACTCCGGCAGAAATTCATAAAGCTCTTTTTCATACCTTTCTGGCAATTGAATAGACAGCGCCTCTACTATTCCCGATTTTATATAAAAATCACATTCATCATGAAAATATTTTTTCAGACGACCATCAGGCTTAAATTCACTTTCGATATTTTCAACATCATTTAATAAAAAATTAACAGTTAAATGATCATCAAACCTTTCAAAAGCCACATAAACTACTTCCTCAGTAGAATTATCATCATTTCTCACTATGCCTTTAGTCAATAATCCTTCGTCAATCAAGGCGCTGAGGAAGGTTTTATCAGCAACATAATCATTAACTACAGATTGAACCACTGAGTGAGCATCTTTAAGTGAAATACTATTACGACCAATCTCTAATTTGAATTTTATGATTTCATTGAGAGCATCTTTAACAAGAGGAAAACTGGGATCGAATGCATATTTTCTTGGCGATGCTAATGATTTATTTACCCCTTCCACTAAAAAGTTAAAAATATTTGAAATCCCATTAAATCCAACAGGCACTTTGGTTAAACCATTTTTCTTAATGCCTTCACACAATAACTTAAGAAATAGAGGGTTTTTAAACTCTGGATTAAGGTTAGGTGATGAAGGCCTCTCTATATTGTAATAATCATAAAATAGACTAACCGCTTCCAACTCAACGCTCTGAAATCCAATATGTTCATGAATTTCAAAATTATTTCGCTCAACATTCTCATGTGAAATTGTTACATTTCTATATGTTGTTCTGACTGACATTATCAGACCAAGCCATTCAAAGCCTCTGATTTCATCGACAAAACTGTTAATATTGTCATTCCAGAATTTATTTCCATTACCTTCATTAATAGCATCAATAAAAACTAAGACTCTTTTTCCTGTTTTTTTGCCATATAAATTCAGTTTTTCTAGGAATTCACGAGAAGTGATTTTAAGCTGTAATCTCTTGAAGATTTGTGACCATGGAGATTCATCTGAAGTAAGTTGTTGCCCTAGTATGAGTAGAGAAGGATACCCAGAAGCAATTCGATTTTTAATCACATCAGCCAGTAAATGAGACTTACCAATTCCAGCTTTTCCTTCGAGAAGTAAGAATGGGTTGTTAGCCAACTTCACTGTTGTTGAATTAATGAATGTACGTAATTCATTGCACGCATAGTCAAGTTCCCGAAGCATTCGCAGAGTAGATGAATACTTATCACTGTAATGCTTGGTTTCACCTACTTGTTCTGATTTTTCTCGGAGTTCCCACAATATTGATTCCGCTCCGCCAATAGCTGTCTGGCAACTAGAAACATAGTTATTAAATTTATTTATAGGGATTTCATCTAATTTAGAAAAATTAATTTCTTGATATATATCAGAAATTTCTTTTAAGGACTGGTCTATTTCAGATAATTGTGAGGAAATTACATCGCAACTATGTAATTTCTTTCCAGTGACCAGAAAACTATCTATATGCGAATAAAATATTTTAGAAAAATTATTAGTTCTACCGAGACCATCAAATATCTCTGCTATTTCTAGCTTTACGTTGAGTTCGGGTGTGTATCGGCCTCCCAAGTCAGCTATTGCTTGACTACTTTTCTCATTTAACCAATCATCACTCAAGTGAAAAGTTAGTTTCTCATCTATAGACCGCAAAACAAGTTTAATTTGAATAAGCTCTTCATTAATATCGAATATTTTTTCTTTATAAGTTTCTTCGATATGTAGCTTTTTTAACTTCGAACAATTATTTATTTTTAACGACAACATCCCATAAAAAAGGCTGAGTTGTTGTTGAGTTGGGGGAGTGACGCTTGGATATTCTTTGAACTTGTCTAATAACATCTCTTTGTCAGGGAACTCTTTAAAAAGGATGTGCTCATTCAACATCTCAAACAATGGTTTAGAATGATAAAATGGAATTGCTCCACTTTCTACTGGATATGTTTCTTCAAACTCAATTGCCGTCTCTTCAATTAGTTGATATAATCTATCCACATATTTTTCTGTGGGGAATAATGCTTTCTTAATCCAACTATATCCTTCTTGAGAAATGAATTGATCAATAAGTTTAGTTGCTACATAAGTTGCCACTGTAATTGATATGGGTTCCATGATTAGCTTCTTCCAACAATTAAATTTTTTACCAAGCGTTTATGCTTTCCAATAATTATTACATCTCACCGTAAAACATATTTATATGGTTTTAAACCTATCTGTAAATCTTGACACCTTGGCAAGAACCTAATCCTACATTTTAATATCAATCTATATAATATCGCCAGCGTCATAATAATCGGGCTTGTCATAGTTAAGTATTCGCCTCCGATATCCCAATGAGATAAGTAAGTCATAAGTGTTATAAATGAAAAGGTTACATTTTTCAAAGAGTTATTATGATGGAATATTATTCAAAACGCAATGTGGCTGAAACGAGTCTGAATCTAACATCCGCTCCTAGCACATAGCAGCCATAGAGACAGTGGCGTAAAATCATGGAGGATCGGTGGGAGAAGGTGCAAATCCTCCCATACAAAAAATACGTAAAAACGGTAACGGCTGGAAATCATTCAATACTCGCACTATCGAAAGTTAACCAGCCAGCCGCAGTATCCTATCATGACAAGTTACTGCGGCTTTTTATATTTAACGGATCAACAGCCAGACCAGCAGACACACCACCACTGGCACAGCAAAATCCATCAGGCTTGCCACATCCCATGCACGAGGATCAAAACCGCCCCACCACGGCATGTTAATCCGCTTGCCATGCCCGAACATTTCAATCCAGCGATATTCTGCCTGGGTATGTTCACGAGCGATGAAGAACGTACAACCAGCTATCGCTCCGTAAGCCCAGTTCCCGGTAAAAAGACCAATCAGTAACTGCGCAGCCACAGCACAAAGCGCATGAAGGAAAGGTGTTATATCCATTTTCATCCTACCCAATAAAACGGGGCGCTCGGCCCCTTAATATTATTTAGACGCAAGCGCCGCCTCAATTGCAGATAATCTTTGTCTTAATTCTGCGTTTTCTTCTTCCAGTGCTGTTATCCTGTCGTCTGACTCTCTGGCTACCTGAACAAGCAAACCTGTTACGCCTGAGTAATCAACGGTATAGTATCTTTCTCCCTCTTCTCCATCAGACCCATTGTCCCCGCTCTTGTACTTTATTGTGCTACCAACTGATTCAGGGATTGCATTAAGTGCCTCTTGCGCAATAACGCCAGCATAAGGCATACCATTAGACTTGAGACGGTATGTATATCCATTCATTAATCTGATGCGTTCAGTGGCATTGTCAATAACCTGAATATTTTCTTTAAGATCTCTGTCCGACACCTGGTCGAATGATGTTGCCTTGCATGGCCCGTTTATCTCAAGCTGATAGGTTTTATCTGGGTTCCTTTGTGCATAAAACAAAAAAAGCCCGCCATCATCCCTAATTTCATAAACAACTGGACGACTGGAGTTTCCCCATAATAACGTCGATACACCAGAATACGCCGTACCTTGCGTGTTTAGTGTCATGGTCGAACCATGATTAGCGTATTTGATTTGTAATGTGTCTGTGTAATCAAATTTAATAAGCGCGTTACTTCCCCGCACACCATACGACATGAGACAGTTCCCCATCTTGAGGTAACCATCACTGCCTGGAAAAATTAATGTTCCGCCGTAAAGATTACTAAAGTCCCACCAAATACCCTTTTCGCCATCTTTTACGTGTAGTCGCGCCATTGCAGCTTCATCGCCTGCAACATTTTTTCGGGTATAAAACTCAGTATATACATCGATTTTATCGGCAGTCTTATGAATTGAACGATGTTTACCACCAAAGACAGTACCAGTTGTCGGCAAAGTACTATCTTTTTTGGTAGCATCCCAATCACCTAACACCTCGCGTTTACCATCAACATAGGATTTTGTTGCGTAGCTTCCAAGATCAGTTTTTAATTTGCTAACATCGGATTTTAGCGTTTTGATGTCATCAGGAATTACTGTCGATGTAGCCATTTTTCTTCCTCACATCCAGCCACGAAGTTGATGCTCAACAGCAACCGCGTATTCATCGAATAATGACGATATTTGCGAATCATTAATGATGCGCACGTTTACAAAATATCCGTCTTCCTTAACACATACCGGTTCGCCATCTTCAGTCAGTTCTCCGGTTTCTTTGTACACGTCACCTATCACGTCAATGAGAATATCATCCTGCATCGACTCGTCATCATAATAGCCAGTGCTATCCATAAAGGCCGAAAATTCGGCCCTGTCTTCAAATTTGAGTGTTAAATCTTTCATTAGATTGACTCCCCCACCTGAGCATCAGTCAATGCCTTGTGCCATATTCTGAAATTCCTGACATGACCAAATAAATGACGTAACCCGGCTGTAGTCTGGCCTCCAATACGGATAATTGCGGTGTTCTGAATACAGGACCATGTGGTTTTTGTTTCGCTGGATATATGCCCGTTACTTACTGAGCACGTAGACTGCTCTGACTTTACACGCATCCCCATAACCATTTTTTCAAGCGATGCGTTTTCGTTTACCCGTCTGTTAGCTCCTCCAATATCGCAATAAGGAAATCCGTCGTAATCTGTTGAACGACCGAAGCCAAGAATAATAGCCGCTCCGGTTTGATGACCGCCGGTATCAAAAACACGTGGCGCTGCATTTGGCGTTTTATACCAGTTCTTATGTACCTCACAAAGAACCGTAAAAGGAAGATTATAAAGATTATTCTTAATTGGAACTGTAACTATATCGCTTGCGCGGGTCGCCGCCGTCGCTCCTGATATAATAAAAGATGATACACAAGGCCCATCTTCTACTTGTGGGGTGGCCAGATAAATATAGTCACCAGATACGGTTGCCCCGCTCTGCTTAGGAGAATACTGTATCTGAGAGCCTATTTTTAACTCCCCATCAATTGCCTGAATTGTTGCCTCTGCAAAAATCCATCCGGTAGCTTCGTCCTTTCTGACTCTCGCTGTAATCCTTGAGGCAGCACCGCCTGTCATATTAATTTCAAGCGTTTGTGTATCAATATACGCATCACCAAGAAAAGTTGTTGCGCTACCGTCATATTTATCAAACCGGATACGCAACCTTACCTGCAGTTCTGTTTTAAAACGACATGAGGTTGTCACGTGTTTATTATCGCCTGAGACATCAACTGACTTTGTTGCAGCAATTGACGCCATATTAATGGCTGAGGTTTGCCCAATCAGAGAATCGTTGCAGACAAACTTTCCATAGGTAAAACCAAAATTATCCGTCCCTGTTTCGGGCACATCCATATTTGACGATCGCCCCCAACTGGCAGGGCTTTCCGAATTGAGCATGTAGTTTGTTCTTTGCCCCTCAATAAGCAGGCCATCACGTTCAAATCGTGGCTCGTCAATGGCAGCCTCTGTCAGCACACCAGATTTGTTAATATAGGTTGCTTTCGATGCACGTTTAAACTTAACAATCTTGTCGCCAGGCATCGTTATTTCATCGTCACCAATAACAATTTTTTTATATGATGGCGAAAAGCCCGTAATCATATCCAGCGAATCGTTAAATGGTATCCACACATCAGGCAGCGGCTGTAAGACATATTTATACGGCTCCGCAGCCTGGCTTGCGTACTCTCTGGCTGCATCTTCGCTTGCTTTAGCTGCCGTCTGGCTTGCTGCCGATGCTTTCGCTGAGTTCGCAGCCGCTGTTTCGCTCACCTTTGCGTTGGTTTCACTGGTTTTTGCTGCTTTTTGACTGTTAGCTGATGCAGTGGCAGAAGCAGCCGCCGCGCTTGCAGAACTGGCTGCGGCACTCTCGCTTTGGGCCGCTGCATCCTGACTGCTTTTCGCCGCAGTTTCACTGGCTTTGGCATTCGTTTCGCTGGTCTTCGCTGCCGTCTGGCTGGACTTTGCGTTAGTTTCACTCGTCTTCGCAGCTTTCTGGCTGTTAGCCGCAGCAGTTGCTGATCCAGCTGCTGAAGTCGCAGAACCGGCTGCCGCGCTCTCGCTTTGGGCTGCTGCAACCTGGCTGTTTTTTGCCGCAGTTTCACTGGCTTTGGCATTCGTTTCGCTGGTTTTCGCTGCCGTCTGGCTGGACTTTGCGTTGGTTTCGCTCGTCTTTGCGGCTGTCTCGCTATTTTTCGCGTTGGTTTCTGATTTTTTGGCTGCTGTCGCGGAGTTTTCTGATGCAGTCTGTGAGGTCGCTGCCGTCTGTGCACTATTAGCTGCATTCGTTTCTGAGGTTTTCGCCGCGTTCTTCGATGATGCCGCTGCAGTTTCGGATTTCTTTGCCGCCGCTGCGCTCTGAGAGGCGGCTTCGGCGTTGCGTGCCACTTCTTCCACCATTGCCTCAAAACGACGCAATGCCTCCGGCATGACATCATCTTCCGTCATGGCACCGAGAAAATCATTCAGCGTACCTGGTCTGGAGCCTTCATAGACGGTAATGGTCCCGGCATGTGAAGGCGGAAAACCTTCAACCAGCAGGATGACGCTGTACTGGCCATGCTCAACATCCATGCTGTAACGCCCGGCTTCATCCGGATTTTCAGAGGCCACCGTGTTCACCAGTACCGTGGTGCTGTTACGCTTTGCCTTCAGTTGAATAGTGCAGTTCTGTATTGGTTTTCCCGCACCATCTTTCAGCACACCTGAGATTTTTACTGCTGCCATATCCACTCCACAAAAAAGCCCGCCTGAACCGGCGGGCTGTCATAACACTGTGTTACCTGGCTAATCAGAATTTATAACCGACACCCACGATGAAACCGTCAGTGCGCCAGTCACCACTGCCGGAGCCTTCATAAGCAATATCAATGGCCACGGATTCGGTCGGGTTAAACTGCACGCCAGCCCCCCACGCCAGAGACGTGTTGCTGTGGCGACCGTCATCACTTCCAGTCAGCACATCGTGCGTTTTCCCCTTGCTGTCAGTTACGCGGAGATAATCCCCGGAGAACGTTGAAACACGGCTGTAAGCCACACCTGCCATCGCATAAGCACTGAACCATTCATTCACGCGTACAGACGGCCCCGCCATCATGCTGAACCAGCGGTTACGCACTGAATCTTCATGCCAGCGGGTATCGCTGTAATGCGTTTTTTGCTCATCTTTGGCATTGGCATAACTGAATGACGTCACCAGCCCCAGCGTGTCCGTAAATTCATAACGGTATTTCACGTTAATGCCCTTCAGGTCATCGTTGCCGGGCATATCAGTATGGGTCTGAAGATACCCGGCGCTTAGTGTGGACTGATGCTCTGCTGCGCTCGCTGGCGTACCAGCAGCAACCAGCCAGACTACTGCGGACAGAATAACAGCACATAATTTACGCATAATTACCTCTCGCTTTTCTGCAATAAAAAAGGCGTCATTTCTGACGCCCGTATTGGGGTTATAAAATTCAGCTGATACTGATGCCTGCGGTGGCTTTCTTCATCACCACAACCAGCAAATCGCTGATACTTGCTGTGGGATACCAGTCATTTACCAGCCATGCTGACACCGAAAACTCCAGCGTCATGTGACCGTGACCGGCAGGCATATCAATAACGCCACTGTAAATCAGCGTATTATCCAGCGCGGTACGGTTATAAATTTCAGCACCGTTTTTCCGCACTATCAGACGGCATGAGGAGTAAATATCAGTATGCTCTCTCTCATGTTTAGCGCCGCTGAATGCCACCGCCGGAATAACAATCTGCCGGTCAAACGGCTGATCGTCATAAATCCTGACGGTAATGGTCCCTGATGGCCACCGTTCCGGTGCACGGGAGTCCCGGGGGAAAGCTTTGCCCACTGTTTTAACGAGATCGCCTTCAATCTGGTTCGCGGACAGTTTTCCCAGAACCCGGCAGTTCTCGTTAATCGTGACGTTGTTGAGCGTCCCGGAGTTCGCATTCACGTTACCGCTGATATCGGCATTTTTCGCCGTCAGCCGCCCGTCCGGTGTCAGGGAAAATGCCGGAGGATTACCGCCGCTGGTAATGGTGGGAGCCGTCAGATATTTCAGGAACACTTCGTTCATGAATATCTGATCGCCCTGCCCAACAAACATCGGCTTTGTGTTGCCATTCGCAGGATTAATCATCGCAATCCTGTCTGCCGCCAGCAGCACCTGACTCTGCATGCCGTCAGGGGTGTTTTCAATACCGGCACCAATACCCGCGATATAAAGGCGTCCGTCCTGCATCTGCTGCAGCTTCACAGCCCACATGCTGTTCAGGTTATTATTTGTATCAACCTGAACCTTCTGTATCTGCTGGATCGCTGCACTCTGGTCTTCCAGTTTCTTATTGACGGTCTGCGTGATTTCATTACTGACATCCGTGATGGACGTTCTGATTTCCGCCAGGTCAGGCGCAAGCTGACCGTTATCAATCTGCGTCCACAACTCCTGAGCCAGATGGGTTTTCCCTATCTCTCCTTTGAAAAAATCCAGATAGCCGGATGCATCATCACTCGGCTGGCCAACAGCCTCCACGAATGCCGATTTGCCAACGGTGTTCACACTGCGGATGTAAAAATAATAATCATGGCCCGGCTTGATATTGATACTGGCAGCTATCCAGTACAGCGCCGTGCCAAGATAGCGGGCTGTGGTTTCAACCTGCCTGATATCCGCAATCCGCTTTTCCGAGAACCAGAACTCAAACTGTACCGTCGGATCATAAACGGCAAGATACGGCGTGGCGGTTATCTGAAAATAGCCCGGCGTCAGCTCAATCCGCGACGGCGCTGCCGGTGCGGCAATCCGGAACGATACCGATGCCGGATCGCCCTGCTGCCCCCAGGCATTTGCCGCCCGGACTGTCAGCCTGTAGTTTCCCAGCGCCAGTTGCGTGAAGCGGTATGTGGTTTCCGTCGTCCTGGCCGTGCTGACCAGCCGCTCACTGCCGTCATCCGCTGCCACGGTCAGACGAAGCATAAAGCTCACGCCCTTCACCACCTTCGGCGTGTCCCATCGCGCCAGCACCTGATATTCCCCGCTGTCTGCGGTGACTTCGGCGGTCAGGTGCTGCACCGCTGGCGGCGTGACACCATTCACCGTGCCGCTCTGGTCGCCGTCAAAGTGCGCCCCGTTATCCACGATGGCCTCTTTCTCCGGCACATGCTGCACGGCGGTGATGGCATACGTGCCGTCGTCGTTCTCACGGATACTCACGCAGCGGAACAGTCGCTGGCGCAGCGTCGGCAGCTTCAGCCCCCATACGCTGTATTCAGCAACACCGCCAGGAACACGGCTCACTTTTACCTTCACGCCGTCGGTGACGGACTGAACCTCCACGCTGACCGGATTCCCCTGTCCGTCAACCAGGCTTATCAGCGTGATGCCGGAGGATGGCAGCGTGATTTCACGGTCGAGCGTCAGCGTCCGCGTCTGGCTGTTCACCGCCAGCACGCGCCCGCCGATGCTGATACCCGCATAGTCATCATCACAGATTTCAATGACATCGCCCGGTACATGGCGAAGCCCTTCGGCACCCACGCTGAAGTCCACGGTCTGCGTTTCCAGCAGCTCCGTTTTAATCAGCCACAGCCCGGCGCGGTGTGCCTGCCCCCGGCTGGTACAGCCAAAGGCATCCATCTTCGTGACGTTACGACCGTAACGGGCAATGGCCTGCGTATCTTCAACAAGCTCTGTCGCCGTCTCCCAGCCGTTATCCGGGTCAATCCAGTTCACCTCAACGGCATTATGGCGGTCCTTCAGGGCGCTGAAGCTGTAGCGGAACGGCGCGCCATCATCCGGCATCACCACATTACTGCGGTTATAGGTCCACACCTTATCCGACGGTCGGTCCTGCACGAACGTCAGCGTCTGCCCGTTCCATACCGGCATACAGCGCATCGCCGAGCAGAAATCACTGAGCACATCCCACGCCTTGCGCTGTGTGGTCAGGTACGCATTACAGGTGATGCGCGGCTCCGTGCCACCAAAGCCATCCGGCACCGACTGGTCGCAATACTGGCCGATGACATACAGCGCCCATTTGTCCACATCCACCGCACCAAGACGTTTCCCCATGCCGTAGCGCGGATGGGTCAGCATATCCCACAGACACCAGGCCATGTTGTTGCTGTATGCCGGTTTAAACGTTCCGTCCCAGATACCGCTGTATTGCCGCGTCTGCGGGTTATAGTTCGACGGCACCTGCAGAATACGCCCGCGCAGATGATAATTACGGCTCACCTGCTGGCTGCCGAACTGCTCCGAATCCACCTGTACGCCGACCAGTGCCGTGTTCGGGTAGCACTGTTTCACATCGATGATTTCGGTGTATGACGACCAGAGCGTTTTGTTCTGCAGCTGGTCTGTGGTGCTGTCCGGCGTCATCCTGCGCATCCGGATATTAAACGGGCGCGGCGGCAGGTTATCCACCACCACCGAGGCCAGATACTGCGAGGTGGTTTTGCCTTTAATGGTGATATCTTTTTCCGTCACCCAGCCACCGTTACGCTGTATCTGAACCAGCAGACGGACTTCCGACGGATTCCGGTCCCCCTTTGAGGTGGTTTCCACCAGTGCCTGCACACCGAAGGTAAAGCGCAGTCGGTCGATGTTTGCCGACGTGATGGTGCGGGTGATCGGCGTGTCGTATTTCACTTCCGTACCCAGCACCGTCTCGGAGCCGGAGGATTCAAATCCCTCCGGCGGAGTCTGCTCCTGCTCACCAGCCCGGAACACCACCGTGACACCGGCGATGTTGGTATTCCCCTCACTGTCCAGCACCGGCGTACTGTTCAGCAGCACGCTTTTTAATCCATCCACCGGACCTTCAATCGGCCCTTCACTGATGGCATCAATCACACTCAGCAACTGCGTGGATTTCAGGTTGTCCTTCGCTTCGCGCGGGGTATGCCCCTTACTGCTGCCTTTACCCATTCCTCACGCTCCAGAAACGACAAAACCGCCCGCAGGCGGTTTCACATAAAACATTTTGCATCAGCGACCAATCACCACAACCTGACCACCGTCCCCTTCGTCTGCCGTGCAGATCTCCTGAGATACCACGCGTGACCCCACGCGCATTTCACCGTACAGAACGGGCAGAACATTCCCCTGGGCAACCATGTTATCCAGTGAGGAGAAATAGGTGTTCTGCTTACCGTTATCCGTTGTCTGTGTGCGGGGAGTTCTGGCTTTCGGTGCCAGCATCTGAGCCACACCGCCCAGGATCATACTGGCCCCTGCCGCATACATGCCCGATACAGCCGCGGCACCCAGCCAGCCCACAGGGTTCCACCATGCCACCGCAATCAGCGCCGCACCCAGCACTGCCTGAAAAACACCGCCACTTTTAGCTCCCGCCAGACGCGGCACAATGTGGATCACGGCACCATTTGCCAGCGGCTCATTAAGACGGGCAGATAATTCATTTTCGCCTGCATCACGCCCGGCAATGCGCACCTGATACCAGCCCTCATTCAGTTTCTGGCGAAACGACGGAAGCTGCGTGGCCAGCGCCCGGATGGCTTCGGCCCCCGTTTTCACACGAAGGTCGATGCGGCGGCCAAATCGTTGTAAATCCCCGTAAAGGCAGATGCGTGCCATGCCCGGTGACGCCAGAGGGAGTGTGTGCGTCGCTGCCATTTGTCTGTATACCTCTCTCGTTTGCTCAGTTGTTCAGGAATATGGTGCAGCAGCTCGCCGTCGCCGCAGTAAATGGCGGCATGATTCGGCACCGATGAACCAAAACAGCACAGCAGCACATCGCCCGGTTGTGCTGATGACAACGGCACCTGATACAGCCCTGTGGCCTCCAGATTATCCAGATAGAGATTCTGACCGTGACGCCACCAGTCATCCCCGCGATGAAAATCCGGCATCTCAATTCCCGCCAGATGGTAAGCATCCCGGAACAGCGTGTAACAGTCCGTCACCCCGTGCTCAAAGCGCCGCCCGGTGAGATGCGGCACACAGCGGAATTTATGAATCACCCCCCGGCAGACCAGCCACCACGGCAAATCACTCTGCACCTGCAGCCGCCGGTCGGCCTCACTCAGCCAGGGCAGACCACCGGGGTGGCTGTGGACCAGCGCCACAATCTCTCCCTGCATTTCTGCCTGCAGCCAGTCCTCCGGCGACATCCGGAAATAATCCTCCGGCTCACCGGAGATATTCACGCAGGGAAAATATCTTTCCCCCTCCGGCGTTCTCACCACGAAGCCGCACGACTCCGCTGGCGCACATCGTCGGGCGTGCGCCAGAATCGCTGATTCTGTCTCTGTCATGGGATTTACTGCGAAAGTTTGTTAATGGAAAGGAAGCCGCCAAAGTTGCCGACATTATTGCGAAACTTACAGCCACTCAGGCATTTGCTGCATTTATCCTTCGTGATATCGGACGTCGGCTGGTCATATTCATCCGCGACCGCCGGACCGTTATAACCGCACTCATCACCGCGATAGGTCCAGGTGCAGGTATTAGCCAGCATGATGCGCCCCGGAAAAACAGCACCATCCGTTTCAGTCGGCGTGGACAGTACAAAAGAGGCACTGACCGCGCTCAGTTCGCTGCACTGCTCGATGCGCCAGCGGCTGATCACCTCCTGCTCCGGATCGGCATCACTGTTTCCGTTGACGAAGTTCACCGCATCCAGAAAACGGGCGTAAACCTTACGCCTGACCACCGTTCCGCCGACCAGACTCTGCAGATCTTCCGCCATCCCGGTGACCATGCCGTACAGGTTAGAGACTGCCAGCGTGGGGCGCGTACTGGTGCCTTTGCCATTCAGTTCAAAACCACTCCCCTGAATGGGATACGCCAGATACTGCCGCCCCTGCCAGGTGACCGGCTCACCTTTTTCGTTCTGCTCATTACAGAAAAAATAACGTTCACCACCGACCTCTGTCAGATCGATTTCCCAGAGCACCACGCTGGCCGACTGCTCCGCACGGGTGCATTCATTCAGTGTTTCCTGCCGGATATCCTGCATCAGTTCACCACCTGTTTAAACTCTGCGCTGAACTCAACACGCAGCATACTGACCCGCGACGTCCATTTTGCGCAGATCACCTTTATCTGCCGCCAGTCATAAGGCGGCGTCCACAGAAAGGCTTTCCAGCCTCCGTGCTCTGCCAGAAACGATTCCAGCGCCGTGACCTCCCAACGGGGGACAGAAATCGTCACGCTGTACGTTTTCAGGTTGGCATTCAGCCCGGCAGGCGCGCGCTGGGAGTAACCATCACCAAAGCGCACCTCCCTGACGGAAGGAGCCGAAGCCACATCCATACCCGGTTTCACTTTCCAGCGGAAGGTTTTCATCGTCCACCTCCGGAGAACAGACCACCATCACGCATCTGCCCGGTCACAACATCCATTGCCGCCTTACGGGCTACGTCATAAACCGCCTTCAGCGCCTGTGGCCCTATCTGACCGTTCGTGCCGTCGTTGTTAATCACCACATGGTTATTCTGCTCAAACTTTCCGGACGCCTGCGACCGACTGTCCGCCATGCTGCCCGGTGTACCGACATAACCGCCGGTGGCATAGCCGCGCATCAGCCGGTAAAGATTCCCCACGCCAATCCGGCTGGTTGCCTCCTTCGTGAAGACAAATTCACCACGGTGAACAATCCCCGCTGGCTCATATTTGCCGCCGGTTCCCGTAAATCCTCCGGTCGCAAAATGGAGTTTCGCCGCAGCTGCCTGAATGGCTGCACCACCTGACGCTGATGAGCCGCCACCGGTAGCACCTCCAATGGCGCTGCCGATACTCCCGACAATCCCCACCATTGCCTGCTTAAGCAGAATTTCTGTCATCATGGACAGCACGGAACGGGTGAAGCTGCGCCAGTTCTGTTCACTGCCGGTCAGCATCGCCGCCATATTCTGTGCAATACCATCAAAGGTCTGCGTGGCTGCACTTTTAACCTGCGACATACTGTCCGTGGCGCTCTCTTCCCACTCACTCCAGCCTGACTTGAGGCCTGCCATCCAGCTCCCGCGAAGCTGGTCTTCAGCCGCCCAGGTCTTTTTCTGCTCTGACATGACGCTATTCAGCGCCAGCGGATTATCGCCATACTGTTCCTTCAGACGCTGTTCCGTGGCGTCTCGCGCTGCCTGCCGGTCAGTCAGCCCCCGGTTTTTCGCATCAATGGCTGCCCGTTTTGCCCGTTGTTGCTGTGCGAATTTATCCGCCTGCTGCGCCAGCGCATTCAGGTGCTCCTGATACGTGACCTTATCGCCAAGTGCAGCCAGCTGGCGTTTGTACTCCAGCGTCTCGTCTTTATGCGCCAGCAGGGATTTCTCCTGTGCGGACAGCTGGCGACGTTGTGCCGCCTCCTCCAGTACCGCGAACTGACTTTCTGCCTTCCATAAATCCCGGCGCTGCTGGCTGATTTTCTCATTCGCTCCGGCATGCTTCTCCAGTGTCCGGAGTTCTGCCTGAAGCGTCAGCAGGGCAGCATGAGCATTGTCTTCCTGACGATCGCCCGCAGACACCTTCATGCCGGACTGTTTCGGCTTTTTCAGCGTCGCTTCATAATCCTTTTTCGCCGCCGCCATCAGCGTGTTGTAATCTGCCTGCAGGATTTTCCCGTCTTTCAGTGCCTTGTTCAGTTCTTCCTGACGGGCGGTATATTTCTCCAGCGGCGTCTGCAGCCGTTCGTAAGCCTTCTGCGCCTCTTCGGTATATTTCAGCCGTGACGCTTCGGTATCGCTCTGCTGCTGCGCATTTTTGTCCTGTTGACTCTGCTGTTCAGCCTTCTTTCGGGCGGCTTCAAGCGCAAGACGGGCCTTTTCACGATCATCCCAGTAACGCGCCCGCGCTTCATCGTTAACAAAATAATCATCCTTACGCAGATTCCAGATGTCGTCCGCTTTCTTAAATGCGGCCTCTGCCTTAATCAGCATCTCCTGAGCGGTATCAGGACGACCAATATCCAGCACCGCATCCCACATGGATTTGAATGCCCGTGCAGTCCTGTCTGCCCAGGTCTCCAGCGTGCCCATGTTCTCTTTCAGGCGGCGGGTCTGGTCATCAAACCCTTTCGTTGCGGCCTCGTTCGCCGCCTGCAATGCCCCGGCTTCATCGCCGGAACGCTGCAACTGAGCAACATACGCAATCTGCTCCGCCGTCACGTTATGGAACTGGCGCGCCATCGCCGTCAGCCCCGACGTCGGGTCAGTGGTCAGCTTCCCGAAGGCTTCAGCGACCTTGTCCACCTCCACGCCGGATGCAGAGGAGAAACGCGCCACACTCTGGCTGATGGACGCAATCTGAGCCTCACCGCTTACCCCCGCCTTAACCAGTGCACTGAGTGACTCGCTGGTCTGGTTAAACGTCAGCCCTGCCGCCTGCCCGGCTCTGGACAGGACCAGCATACGATCTGCCGTCAGACCTGACTGATGACCGGAAAGGACCAGCGTTTTGTTGAACTCAGACAGGGTTGAGTTGCCCTGATACCAGGCGTACGCCAGCGCACCGGTCGCCACTGCCAGCGAGGTGGCCCCGACCATCGGCAGGGTGATCGCACCGGCAAGCCCCCTGAACATGGGGATCATCCCGCCGAAGGAGTCCTTAACCTGACCACCCTGTTGCAGCAGGATCAGCCACGGACTTTGCCCGCCTGCAAGCTGCGTGGCCACGTCGGTGAACTGTGCAGGAAGCATACGCATGGCGGCTTTATACTGTCCGACGGAAATCCCCGCTTTCTGTGCAGCCAGCGCCTGCCGGTTCATCGACTGTTCAACGACTGCCGCTGTTTTTTTCGCATCACTTTCCGTACCGGAAAAATGACGCCTGACTCTGGCCATCTGCTCGTCAAATCTGGCCGCATCCAGACTTAAATCAACGACCAGATCGCCTACCGGTTCAGCCATACCGGACTCCTCCTGCGATCCCTTCTGATACTGTCATCAGCATTACGTCATCCTCCGTCATGCCCGCCATATCCGGGGAAGCGGGGATAACTTCATTTCCGTCCGGGTCAAAGCGGACGCCTCCGGCAAGCCCTGCCGCTTTCTGCATCAGCACATCATCTTCAGGCTCTTCGTCATCCTCACGCCGGTTCAGCAGACTGAAATCCAGCGGATGCATATCCGGATCGCTGAAAAACAGGCTGAGCACAGTGTACGTCAGCCCGGAAAAGTGCATATCCAGCAGAACATCATGAAAATAATGGGTACTGTAAAAGCGGTGCCAGTCGGCATACTCCGTGGATGACATCCCGGCAAGCATGGCGCGCCAGTCGGGTCGCCCCATCTCACGCGCCAGTTTCAGGGCAAAACTCAGCTCACCGTCGAACACTTTCCCGCAGAAACAGGCTCTGCAGGCCCGGCGTCCTCTGCCTGTTCAGGGGCATTATTCACCACAAACTCAGACATACCGGACAGCCGGTACACCACGTTTTCAGCATGAGAAATTGCCTCTGTGGGCCAGGTGGTAAGCACTTCCTGCTCAATCTGTTTAACGGCCTCATTCATGGACGGCATCTGCGTCTTCTTCGGATGGTTATGCCACAGGGACATCGCCACCAGAAACGCGCCGGTTCTGATGACGTCTTCCACAGTAACCTGCCGGTTGCTGTCGGATCCCGCCTGTTCTGCCTGCCGTTTCATCAGGGCAAGATGCTCAATACGCTGCAGGGCTGACAGTTCAGAAAGCGTGACGGTCACGCCGTTATATTCAAATGATTCGGTTTTCAGGAACATCGCTGACTCTCCGGATTAACTGGCGGTGACGTTGATTTCTGCAACCGCAGCAAACTCACCATTACCGGATACGACCGGAATGTTGACCTTGCCTGCAGCAACGCCGTTCACGGTGATGGTCATACCACTGACCGACACGGTGGCTTTTGTTTTATCCGAAGACACCGCACGGAAGCTCTTGTCGGTTACGCCTTCCGGCTGGAATGCCACGGTCAGCGTGGTGCTCTGCCCTTTCACTACGGAAGCACTGGCAGGCGTTACCGTCATGCCGGTTGCCGCCGTCACCGTACTGCGATCTTCAGCCATCGACGGGCGTCCCACATTGGTGACCTTCACCGTGCGGGTGATCACTTCCTTCGCCGTCACCGCCTTACCGATACTGCTGACCCAGCCACGGAACACATCGACCGTGCCGTTCGGGAAGCGGATTTTATAGGCACGGGTATCACCTTCATTAAACCACGCCAGCAGCGCCTGCTGCCCCTGCTCTCCGGGCATCCACGCCAGCGTGAAGCTGGTATCTCCGGCAGATTTCTGCCCCTGTCCGGTCGCGGTCCAGTCCGCATCTTCATCATCGAGATAACTGTCGTCATAGGACTCAGCGGTCAGTTCGCCGGGCGTCAGGTCTTTAACCTTTGCCAGACGCGACCAGTCATTGTCTGAAAGCGGGTTTGCATAAGGGTCGCCGCTCCCGTTATAAACCCACAGTGTGGTCCCGGCCCCTTTCACCGGTGCCAGAGGATTTGGTGTTGGCATATCGTCCTCACATTTCATAGGTAATGACATAAGTCAGATCGGCTGAACTCCACAGGCCCGCATCATCGTCGCGCCGGTAGTCATAGCCACTGGCCACCATACTGGTGATCAAATCTGACAGTGCCGGGATATCGCTCATCACCGGATAAATCCGGGACTCCATCCACGCATCCAGCTCTGAATCCGGCACCTGAGCAGGCAGGAAAACTTCAATATGCAGCTCCGCCTGCCAGGTATCGCTGTCCAGCTCTTCGCCCGTGTATTCAGCGCCGGTGAGATAAACGGCAATTGCCGGAAAATCTTCCTCATCAAAAACAGCGGGGCGACCATCAAAAAGCGTCGCCCCGGTGTCATGCTTCTCCAGTGCATCCAGTACGGCTGCACGGAGTTCAGTATGTTTCATCGCTTTATTACCATTCTCAGTTGATGCTGCAGCGCATAGCCCAGCTCTTTCGGAAGACGTTCACGCCGTATCCGTTCAATATTCTGTTTAAACGCCGTGGTCAGCGGCACCGCCACCGGGATTTTCACCACATCAATGGGGTAACGGTTTTTCCCGGCCACACGCTGCATGACATGCCACCGGCCATTTTTCAGTTGCTGAATAAACGCGCCGGGAATACGACGGTTTCCCACCACAAGCACGCTGCCGCCACCTTTCAGGGATGAACGCTGCCCCTTTTTACGACGTCTGCGGCGGGAAAGGACAACCCGCGCGTTACCCAGCTTGATTACGGGCAAATCCCCCCGGTTAACCCTGATTCTGGCCTGCGGATTTTTGACCGTGGCCCTTTTCAGCCTGGCCCTTTCCTTTACCAGTTTCCGGCGTACCTTTGTCTCACGGGCAACCTGTGCCACCGACTGCGATATCGCGGATGAAGCAACGCGGTTAATGGCCATTGCGGCGGCACCGGGCACCGCCGTTCTGCTGATACGGCTGAGGTTTTCAACGGCCTGCTCAAGACCTTTTATGGCCATACATCCCCCTTTCAGCGGCGACGGTTAACGGCAGGCGGTACGCCCCGCCCAAGCCAGAGATGACAGCTTCCGCCATCATCCGGCGAAATCCGGTCTATCCAGAAGTTTTCCTCACCGATGGTCAGCGTGTCGCCGCGCCGCAGCTGCCGCACCTCATCAGTCCGGACAAACAGGGACGGGCTGGAGCCTTCAACGCGCACGCCCTGTCCGGCATAGCTGATATTTTCAGGGTCATCAAAAACACCACGTATCACAGCACCGGACTGCTCACCGGATGTCATGGTGGCTGACGTTCCCATGTACCCGCGTATCGTTTCATCGGCGCAGGCAATGGCAGCATCGAACAGGTTATCGAAATCAGCCACAGCGCCTCCCGTTATTGCATTCTGGCCAGGCCGCGCTCTGTCATTTCAGCTGCCACACCGGCAGAGACACGGAACGCCGTTCCCGGCAGCACAAATGCCACAGCCTCATCCCGCGTGGCGTGAAGTGCATCAGTATGCAGCGTCACCAGTGCCACAACCGTGACCAGATCAGCCGTATCAGTCACGGTATCCGGCTGCGCTGATACAACCTCATTTTCATGTCCGGTCAGCACATTTTCCGGGCTGAGAGGGGTCTCCTGACCGGCAGTGTCGCCCGTGTCATCAAGCTCTTCTTCCAGCTCTGCCACACGGAGCGCCAGTTCTTCTTTCGTCCCCGTCAGGCTGATATCACGGTTCAGTTGTTCACCCAGCGAGCGGAGACGGGCAATCAGTTCATCTTTCGTCATGGACTCCTCCACAGAGAAACAATGGCCCCGAAGGGCCATGATTACGCCAGTTGTACAGACACGAACTCATCAGGGTCAGCCAGCAGCATCAGCGGTGCTGACTGAATCATGGTGAACTCACGCGCCGGGTCGCCGGTGGTCACCCAGTTTTTCGGGTAACGGGCAGAGGCGTTAATGCCTTCGCGCTGTGCGTCCGCATCCTGAATGCAACCATAGGTGCGCAGACCGCGTGCCTGAGTGTTCCCCAGCACCATCGTGTTGTCCGGCAGGAAGTTCTTTTTGACGCCGTTTTCCACGTACTGTCCGGAATACACGACGATGGCCACATCGCCATACATTCCCTTATAAGACACCGCTTTGCCCAGGTCTTTTACCGCTGTCTCCAGCTCGGAATGAGAGCCGCGACGGGTATCCAGCTTCTCCTTGACGGCCTTGAAGGAACGGAACAGCGCCCAGCCTTTCGGATCAAACACGATGATATTCACCACACCGCTGGCGTTCAGCGCGTAGGCTTCGATATCGTCGGTCGGGTCATACGTGGACTTGTCACGCTTGCTCCACTCCGTGCCGCCGGACTGCGTGATGTTATTCGCCGCACTGCGGCCCATATCCACCTCAACCGGATCGAAGGCTTCACCGGTCATGGTGTATTTGCCCTTAAGCACGGCAGAAACTGCCTGCATCTCTTCGACCTGGGCAATGGCCAGCTCTTCGTCACGCATGTTCTGCATAATGATGCGACGGCGGCGGTAAGCCGGGTCCGCCAGATTCTGCGGATCTTCATCCGGCAGGCGACGCAGGGTCATCTGCGGATTCACCTCATGCTTCGGCTTGACATATCCCGGCGTAAATTCAGAGGTGGAGCCGCCACGGGAGCGGATAACCTCACCGGAAACAATCGGCGAAACGTACAGCGCCATGTTTACCAGTCCCGGAATTTGTGAGAGATAGACTTTCTCCGTGGTGAAGGGATAGCTCTCACGGAAAAAGAGACGCAGAAACAGCGGATCAAACTTAAATTTCTGCTCATTTGCCGCCAGCAGCTGGGCGGTTGTGTACATCGACATAAAAAAATCCCGTAAAAAAAGCCGCACAGGCGGCCTTTAGTGATGAAGGGTAAAGTTAAACGATGCTGATTGCCGTTCCGGCAAACGCGGTCCGTTTTTTCGTCTCGTCGCTGGCAGCCTCCGGCCAGAGCACATCCTCATAACGAAACGTGCCGGACTTGTAGAACGTCAGCGTGGTGCTGGTCTGGTCAGCAGCAACCGCCAGAATGCCAACGGCAGCACCGTCGGTGGTGCCATCCCACGCAACCAGCTTACGGGTGGAGGTATCCAGCATCAGCGGGGTCATTGCAGGCGCTTTCGCACTCAATCTGCCAGGCGCGGTTGCGGTATGAGCCGGGTCACTGTTGCCCAGCGGCTGGTAATGGGTAAAGGTCTCTTTGCTCGTCATAAACATCCCTTACACTGGTGTGTTCAGCAAATCATTAACGGCATCAGATGCCGGGTTACCTGCCGCCAGCGGTGCCGGTGCCCCCTGCATCAGACGATCCAGCGCAGTGTCACTGCGCGCCTGTGCACTCTGTGGTGCTGCGGCCAGAATGCGGCGGGCCGTTTCCACGGTCATACCGGGGGTTTCTGCCAGCACGCGTGCCTGTTCTTCGCGTCCGTGAGCCTCCTCACAGTTGAGGATCCCCATAATGCGGCTGTTTTCTGCCGCAACCGCTGCGGTGATCTGCGCGTTCACGTCCGGCTGCGCCGCGCTGGCGTTTTCGCCCTCCGTCGCTTGCACCACGGTGGTGATGTCAGCCTGCGAAGCAGTGGCTGAAACAGTTGTTGATTGGGTCTCTTTGGTCATTCGCCCTCCTGAGAGACGGGATTTACGTGCATCCAGTGCATCACGCATGACGGTGATCGCATCGGTGCTGTTAACAAGTTCATCAGCCAGTCCGGCATCAATGGCCTCCTGACCGCTGTACACTGCAGCCTCGGTATCCAGCACAGCCTGCACGGACAGGCCGGTATATGCCGACACTTTCTGCGCAAACATCTGGCGGGTTGCATCCATCCGGGACTGCAGTGTTTCCCGGACGTCATCCGGAAGATGGCTGTAGGGGTTGCCATCCACCTTATGGCTGCCGCTGTAAATCAGCGTGATTTCCACGCCCTGTTTCTCCAGCGCAGCACCGTAATTGCTGTGAGCCATCATGACGCCGATGGAGCCTGTCCGGGCGGTCTGTGTGACCAGACGCCGGGAAGCGGCACTGGCAAGCAACTGACCTGCACTGCAGTTCATGTCGTTGGCCAGCGCCCATACCGGTTTTATGTCACGCACACGGGCGATGATGTCAGCGCAGTCAAATGCCCCCGCCACCATCCCGCCGGGCGTGTCCATATCGAGCAGAATGCCGTCCACCATCGGGTCGCTGGCAGCCTGTTGCAGACGGGCGATAATGCCGTTGTAACCGGTCATCCCCGAATACGGCTGCAGCGCCCGCGTCCGGCTGACCAGCGTGCCGGACACCGGCAGCACGGCGATGCCGTTCATGACCTGATAACTGCGGGCCTGTCGCGGTCCGTCATCATCACCGGATAACGCCAGCGTCGCGGGTGCCTCTCCGGCAGCCAGGCTGTCACCGGACACCGCATCCGTCAGGCGGCTGATCCCAAGCTGGCCTGCAAGTGCACAAAAGAAAACCCGCGCATAGGCGGGTTCAAGCATCAGCGGCTCATTAAAGGCCATGCTGGCAATATGCGGGAGATTACGCAGCTCTGCTGTCACTCTTCTCCTCCTCTGTTGATTGTCGCAGCCCGGATTCAAATGCCGCAGCCGCCCAGGCGGGCGGTTTAAGACCAGCCGCGCGGCGCTCCATCGTTTCACGGACCTGCTGGGCAAAAATTTCCTGATAGTCGTCACCGCGTTTCGCGCACTCTTTCTCGTAGGTGCTCAGTCCGGCTTCTATCAGCATCACCGCTTCCTGAACTTCTTTCAGACCATCGATGGCCATACGACCGGAGCCTATCCAGTCACAGTTCCCCCAGGCACTTCGGGCTTCCTGAAAACTGAAGCGCGCTTTTGAAGGTAACGTCACCACGCGGCGAACGATGGCCTCTTCCAGCCAGCACAGAAACATCTGGCTCGCCTGACGGGATGCGACGAATTTTCGCCGTCCCATAAAGTGCGCCCACGACTCGTTCGCGCTGGCCCGTGCCGTGGAGTAGCTCATCTGGGCGTAATTCCGGGAAAGCTGCTCATACGAGACACCCAGCCCGGCAGCGATATACCGCAGCAGTGACTGCTCAAACACGGAGTAGCCGTTATCCGTGTCCTGAGCCGTCTGCAGGTTCAGTGAGTCACCCGGCATCAGGTGCGGCACTTTTGCGCCTCCCAGCCGGACCGGTGCTGCGGCGTAATACGCGGCAATTTCACCAATCCAGCCGGTCAGCCTTTCCCGCTGCTCCTGACTGTTCGCGCCCAGAATAAAATCCATCGCTGACTGCGTATCCAGCTCACTTTCAATGGTGGCGGCATACATCGCCTTCACAATGGCGCTCTGCAGCTGCGTGTTCTGCAGCGTGTCGAGCATCTTCATCTGCTCCATCACGCTGTAAAACACATTTGCACCGCGAGTCTGCCCGTCCTCCACGGGTTCAAAAACGTGAATGAACGAGGCGCGCCCGCCGGGTAACTCACGGGGTATCCATGTCCATTTCTGCGGCATCCAGCCAGGATACCCGTCCTCGCTGACGTAATATCCCAGCGCCGCGCCGCTGTCATTAATCTGCACACCGGCACGGCAGTTCCGGCTGTCGCCGGTATTATTCGGGTTGCTGATGCGCTTCGGGCTGACCATCCGGAACTGTGTCCGGAACAGCCGCGACGAACTGGTATCCCAGGTGGCCTGAACGAACAGTTCACCGTTAAAGGCGTGCATGGCCACACCTTCCCGAATCATCATGGTAAACGTGCGTTTTCGCTCAACGTCAATGCAGCAACAGTCATCCTCGGCAAACTCTTTCCATGCCGCTTCAACCTCGCGGGAAAAGGCACGGGCTTCTTCCTCCCCGATGCCCAGATAACGCCAGCTTGGGCGATGACTGAGACGGAAAAAAGACCCGACGATATGATCCTGATGCAGCTGGATGGCGTTGGCGGCATAGCCGTTATTGCGTACCAGATCGTCTGCGCGGGCATTGCCACGGGTAAAGTTGGGCAGCAGGGCTGCATCCACACTTTCACTCGGTGGGTTCCACGCCCGCAACTGCCCACCAAATCCGCTGCCACCACCGTGATAACCGGCATATTCACGCAGCGATGTCATGCCGTCCGGCCCCAGAAGGGTGGGAAGGGTGGGCGTTTTCATACATAAAATCCTGCAGGTCCCCTGCGTCGCTGTGTCATGCCGGTCTGCACTTCCAGCTCCGCAATGTATTTTTTCAGGTCAGACACGGAAGTGGCCGTAAACTCCACTCGCCGTCCGTCTTTCTGTACTGTTGCCACCCGTTTACCTGTCATCAGGTCATGCAGTGCCGCACGGGCAGCGGCAAGTTCTTCCTGTCGAGTCATTCATCCTCTCCGGATAAGGCACGGGCGTAATCTGCCAGTGTTTTCTTGTTGGTTGCTGCACCATCCTCTTCCTGCAGGCTCGCCAGCAGCGCACTGAGATCCAGCTGCCAGCGGGAAATACTGATGCGCAGCGCCGCCAGCGCATAAACGAAGCAGTCGAGCGCCTCATTGCGTCGCTTTTTGCTGTCCCACAGTATTTTTTTCCTGCCATCCACCCATTTTTCGACCTGCTCTTCAGCAGTCAGCTGCTGCGCTTCGGTCAGATCAAAAATATCCGGGTTATTCGGGAAGTGAACGGCACCGGGAAGCGGTTCACCCCCTTCCGGCGTCAGTGTGAAGCGGTTATAAATCTGCTCTTTCGCGGTATCCGTACCAATTTCGGTAAGGTAAACCCCGTTTTTGTTTCGCTTGCGTGGCATGCTGGCCACAGGCTTTCCGTAGACGGATGCCCCTTTAATGGGGATCACCCGGAACAGCCCATGCTTTTTCGAGCGTTCATACACAATGGTCGGATCAATCCCGCCAATATCCCAGCAGATACGGGATATCGACATTTCTGCACCATTCCGGCGGGTATAGGTTTTATTGATGGCCTCATCCACACGCAGCAGCGTCTGTTCATCATCGTGGCGGCCCATAATAATCTGCCGGTCAATCAGCCAGCTTTCCTCACCCGGCCCCCATCCCCATACGCGCATTTCGTAGCGGTCCAGCTGGGAGTCGATACCGGCAGTCAGGTAAGCCACACGGTCAGGAACGGGCGCTGAATAATGCTCTTTCCGCTCTGCCATCACTTCAGCATCCGGACGTTCACCGATTTTCGCTTCCCATGTCTCACCGAGCGTGGTGTTCACGAAGGTTTTACGTTTTCCCGTATCCCCTTTCGTTTTCATCCAGTCTTTGACAATCTGCACCCAGGTGGTGAACGGGCTGTACGCCGTCCAGATGTGAAAGGTCACGCTGTCCGGCGGCTCAATCTCTTCACCGGATGACGAAAACCAGAGAATGCCATCACGGGTCCAGATCCCGGTCTTTTCGCAGATATAACGGGCATCAGTGAAGTCCAGCTCCTGCTGGCGGATGACGCAGGCATTATGTTCGCAGAGATAAAACACGCTGGAGGGATCATCCGGCGTCCATTTGAGGCCAAACGACGTCTCTTTATCGCCAAATTTAAGGTACTGCTCCTCCCCGCAGTGCGGGCAGGCAACATGAAAACGCATAAAATGCGGAGATTCACTGGCAGCACGCTCAATCTGGCAGGTGCCTCTCACTTTGGGCGTGGAGCCACGGATGGACTTTGGCCAGACCGAGCCTTCAATACGCTTGTCGCCCAGGAACGTCGGAGAGCCTTCCTGTTCAATATCATCATCAAAGGCAGCAAGTTCATCATAACCCGCCACATCCACTGACTTTTCACGGTAGTTTTTTGCCGCTTTACCGCCCAGACACCAGAAGCCACGACCATTGGAAAAACGCTTCATGGTGAGCGTGTTATCCCGGTGCTTTTTGCCATACCACGGGGCCAGCGCCAGCAGCGATGGAATATCACGGATGGTCGGCTCAACGTGGGTTTTCATAAAGTTCTCGGCATCACCATCCGTCGGCAACCAGATAAGGGTGTTGCGCTGCTTATGCTCTATGAAGTAGGCATAAACACCCAACAGCATTTTGGAATAACCGACACGGGCAGACTTCACCACATTCACCTCGCGGATGTAGTCGCTGCCCATCGCATTCATGATGGCCCGCTGAAAGGGCAGTGTTTCCCAGCGCCCTTCCTGGTATGCGGATTCTTTCGGGAGATAGTAATTGGCATCCGCCCATTCAACGGCGGTCTGTGGCTCCGGCCTGAACAGTGAGCGAAGCCCGGCGCGGACAAAATGCCGCAGCCTGTTAACCTGACTGTTCGATATATTCACTCAGCAACCCCGGTATCAGTTCATCCAGCGCGGCTGCTTTGTTCATGGCTTTGATGATATCCCGTTTCAGGAAATCAACATGTCGGTTTTCCAGTTCCGGAAAACGCCGCTGCACCGACAGGGGGATCCCGTCGAGAATACTGGCAATTTCACCTGCGATCCGCGACAGCACGAAAGTACAGAATGCAGTTTCCACCACTTCAGCGGAGTCTCTGGCATTTTTCAGCTCCTGTGCGTCGGCCTGCGCACGCGTAAGTCGATGGCGTTCGTACTCAATAGTCCCTGGCTGGAGATCTGTCTCGCTGGCCTGCCGCAGTTCTTCAACTTCCCGGCGCAGCTTTTCGTTCTCAATTTCAGCATCCCTTTCGGCATACCATTTTATGGCGGCGGCAGAGTCATAAAGCACCTCATTACCCTTGCCACCACCCCGCAGAACGGGCATTCCCTGCTCCTGCCAGTTCTGAATGGTACGGATACTCGCGCCGAAAATGTCAGCCAGCTGCTTTTTGTTGACTTCCATTGTTCATTCCACGGACAAAAACAGAGAAAGGAAACGACAGAGGCCAAAAGGCCTGTTTTCAGCACCTGTCGTTTCCTTTCTTTTCAGGGGGTGTTTTAAATAAAAACATTAAGTTACGGAGAAGAAGAACGGAAACGCCTTAAACCGGAAAATTTTCATAAATAGCGAAAACCCGCGCGCCTTCCGCCCCGTAACGTTCTGGATTGCCGGAAAGGACCCGAAAATGATAATACATATCAATTACACTTAAAGAGGGAGGTAATTTGTTCACATCAACACTCCGGACCCAATGGCCTTCTACTCTGGTTTTGCCATAAAATAGTCCTGATACATATTCATATCAGTTAGTCATATACGGAAAAAATATGGGCATTACTATTTTCAGCAGTGAAATACAGGATGTTGATAGCGAAGCGATGTACAAGAGTTGGCTAGCGACCCATTCCGATGGATTCGTTATTAATCTGCTTAAGTCGGCCAGCGGGAAAGGCAGAAAAAGTGATGCCAGATTTACGCGGATTCATCGAGCCTCATGCAAATCAATCAACCCGTTAATCAGCCCAAAAAATCACGCCGGCTTTACCACTGGCCGATACCAAAAAGTATGTGTTCTTACGCTTGACGAGGCCGAGTCCACCGCAGGCCAACTAACAGGACTGCCAACCATCCAGAGATGTCATTGGTGTATATAAGATACTGCCGTTACGATGGGCCTGCCCATTGTGATGGCAATAAAAAACCGCCCGGAGGCGGCTTGATTTATGGCAACCAGATTACCTCTATCCCACTCTTTGAGAATAATTCCAAATCAGCACTAACGCGTGATACGAAATCGAAATTGTCCGCCGGGGTAGAGATTTGGCCCAGTATCCTGTCAGTCCACATGGTTGCACCAACCTGTTTAACCATAAATGTCAGGTTACCGCTCGGATGGCTTACGATTTTTGCATAAATTTTAGTCATAACATTTCTCCGTAATATTCACTAGATATCAACGGCACAATACGCTCTGACTTTAGTTAAAACATTGCTTTTTTATATATTCCTGCAGATAACCGACCTGCTTCGTCACTGTGACGATTCGCTCTCTGAGGGTGAAATAATCCCGTTCAGCGGAGTCAGTAAGTCGGGGGGCGGTAACATCGCCCAGGCCGCCGGTGCTGGTCGCTCCGTTCGCGGGACATCTGGCGTTGAGGTGCAGCCCACACTTGCCAGTGCGAACACAACGCTGCAAATCATCAAGCTGCTTTTTAGCATCAGCTAAGTCCTTCGTGTATTTGGCATCCAGCGCCGCTGCATCACGCTGGCGGATCTGCATGTCTTTGATGGTGGCGTTCGCCAGCTTCAGTTCTCTGGTGTTTTTGTCGCGCTGCGTTTTGTATGTAATAGCGTTATCACGGTAATGATTAACAGCCCATGACAGGCAGACGATGATGCAGATAACCAGAGCGGAGATTATCGCGGTTACTCTGCTCATACCTCAATCTCTCTGACCGTTCCGCCTGCTTCTTTGAATTTTGCAATCAGGTTGTCAACCTTATGCTCGAACTGACCATAACCAGCGCCCGGAAGTGAAGCCCATATATTGCTGCAACGGTCGATTGCCTGACGAATATCACCGCGATCAATCATCGGTAAAGCGCCACGCTCTTTAATTTGCTGCAGTGCAACAGCGTCCTGGCTGTTTGGAGAGAAGTCTTTCAGTCCAAGCTGTTTACGGTAATCATCCCACCAACGGGAAAGGAGTTGGTAACGTCCGGCTGCTGTTGATTTGAGTTTCGAGTTTAGCGTGACAAGTTTGCGAGGATGATCGGAGTAATCAGTGAAGAGTTCGCCACCTACAATAACGTCGTAGCCGTGATTGCGGGTTGGCTGTCGCCCGTTATCCGTTCCTTCTGACCACGCCAACATATCGAGGAAAGCTTTACGCTGAAGATTAAGATTTTGCATTTTTCACCCCTGTCAGTCGTTCCCAGAAGTACGTCAGTGCAACCGACCCCATCGCACCACTAATACCCGCTGTCGCGAGAATCATGTAAATACTGAATCCACTTTCGATACTGATCAGGCCACCAATAACACCGGTGAATCCCGATACCACAATCTGAGCCAGAGCATTTATCCAGCTCCACGTTGCTTTACTCTGCTTCACATCTATCAGGTAGCGGACCAGACCGCCCCAACCTGCGATGATCAGCAAAACGAGCCAGAACGCTCCGGCAAGGCTCTCTTTTTCGTGCATATGAATAGCCAATGTTTCGTCGCCGACAAAAGGCCGGGACGTTAAATGTCAGAAATCAGGCTCTCGGGGTAATTTAACGACAAAGCACGGAGTTGATGCTCCCCGCAAGCCTGGAATAAAAAAGCCAGCATGTAGCTGGCAACAGAGGGTTAAGCAATATCAACTCAACAGCTGAAGACACCCTGGCTGGGGTAGGTTGGAAGGCTACTCACCGTCCAGAAACAGAAAAGCCCAAGGCTTTAAACCTCGGGCTTGAATTTGGATTACTGCCAGTGCGTACAACATTGGCAAAATATCAGATTTACATGAAATATATGCTTTTTAATCCAGTTTTGCAATATTTTGCTGTGAAAATGTCGCCTTTTGTTTTGAACGTGTTCTCGTTACAAGCAATAAAGCTTGGCTATCAAGCTGTAGAAAAATGTGCTTCATTGCAACCCAGCGTTCAGTAAATGTCTCAGACCAGTTTTTTGATGTCACTCCCACCAGTAATGCAAGCTCCTGGTATTCATAGGTCTTACGCCCTGCCAGCTCGTTCTTCACATCCTGTGCCGCCAACCAAATCAACTTCTTTAAGCGTTCCAGTGTCTTACTGACAATTTTTCTTGTACCTAACAGCGCCTTAAACTCGCTCCATGCCCACTGCGTTATGGCAACCTGATGCTCCCAGCGAATATTTTCACTGTAACTCCACAACAACCACGCTTTCTGATGTTCATCGAGAGACAAAATCGCACGCCGCCATGAAGAGGTTGAAAACTCGACAGAACTGACCAGGGCGACAGATGAACCTTTTGCGTACGACTGTTTACCGGAAATCGGCGGATTATCCAGCGTAATCATCTTGCCAGTTACCACATCCAGAATACGTGGCTTCTTTCGTTTGTATGTACCAGTATCAAATTGTGCATGCTCCAGCCAGGCTTCAAGCTGGCCTTTCGTTGCTCCGCTCAAATCAGCGGTAGCCACCATGAGTTGCTCGCGGACATACTGTAAATATTGGATATTCATGCGGCAGCTCCTTTCAGTGTTTTGGCGTAATTCTTCAGTATTCGGTAATCGGTCAAAACAGAACCGGGAAAACGATATAAGCGCAGGCGCAGCCAACGGTGGCGAAGAAGTTCTGCCATATAAAACTCAAACATCATTCATCTCCCAGTTCAGTGATGGTCAGTTCCAGCTTTCCATCTTTGACAACCGGCATCTTCACAACGCGGTAATCAACGACCTGAGCATCATCCAGCCAGAAACCTGCTTTGGTGAGTGCGTCAAAAGAGGCTTTTTGTAGATTATCCAGGTCACGGCGACGGCGATCCGGCATGTGGCACTCAATGCGGATTTTCACAGGCATAGCCAGACCGATATCCAGCATTGAGCCTTTAATGATTCGGGCGACGTTATCGCGGTATGCCTGCCCTTCTGCGCTGATGTGCGTGCGCCCTCGATTATGGCGGTAGTAGCGGTTATTGCTCGGCGGCCAGGGTAGTGTGATGTGGTAAGTATTCACGCCTTAATTACCCCCTCTTTCAGCCAGATAACCTGCGTTCTCGCCATACCTTCCAGCGCGCATTCTTTTGCATATCCAGCGTCAACAAAATGCGTGCGACGGTCGATCTCGTCGTGACAGTCAGAACATGCAATGGTGGCAATAAGGTCTGGCGGTTTAATACCGGTACCGCACAATCCAGCCAGCCGGATATGTGCCAGTACTGACGTTTCAGGATTGCCATTACATACGCCAGGGATTCTTACCTGGCATTCCCGACCACGCGCTGCTTTTCTCAAATCAGCCATGATTCCTCCTTGCTGCCAGTCGCAACCATTTTTTATCAACCAGGCTGGCGGTATATCCGAGCAGAGTTGGTATTTCGGATGGCTTCAGCTCAGGTTTACGCTTACGACGATTTGGTACTTTGTAGATGTGTCCGTTCATGACACGAATAAGCGGTGTAGCCATTACGCCTCCTGCTTGTCGCGCAGCATCTGGAACTCGCAGCTCTGCGGAATAGTCAGGTGGCAGCCAATATTCATCGCCCAGGCTTCAACCTTACACAGGAAGACATACATCTCTCCGGTATCGAGATCGGAGGTATGACGTAATGACTGAATGGTGGTGATTTCACCGGTTACGACATCAACCAGTTCTTTGGTTTCATAACCGAGATAAGTGTGTTTGAGAGCATCTTTTACCCAAGCTGGAGTGGCGAACGTTTTACCCCTGCTGATGAGGTATTCACTGATTTCGCTGTACCACATGTGGCTGAGTGCATTCTGGGAAAGACTGCGTCTCTCGCGCCATGGTTTAAGCACCATGCGAAAGCATTTGCCGTCCTCCAGATAAGGCTGGATCTGCTGGCCGATAGCGGTGAAGTTGCCGCGATGTAATTTGATGCCGTCTTGTGGGAGGTTCACGCTTCACCTCCGCAGAGGTCAAACGCAGGATGCAAAAAATCGCAGGTGCATTTCTGCATCTGTGAAGGGAGAAGAGAGTTTGGATTGTATGTGCGCATAAACGTCCCCGTTTAGCGCAGAAGTCACCGGAGTTGTTCAGGCTCCGATGACGTGATTATGGCGTGTTGATTATGGGAAATCAAAGTAGATAGTCAAAAAATTACCACAAGTGGCCCTTCGTTTGGAAGAGTAACATCTGTAAAAGGCCGTTTGCTGCCTTGAAATTCTCATATTGGTCGGTGAAGTGAAATTTCCATTTTTCACCATGGAATAAGTTGTTTCTAAGGCAGTGCAAAACCTTTAAGCAAAGACTCAACATCTGTTTTTCATCAGGCTTCGGGTTTTCCATCAATTCAATCATTCGAGACTTGGTATCACTCCGAGCGTAATCATTTGGAAATAGTACATGAAATCGGTGATTGACCCTTCCTGATTCCAAATATCGTTTAGTATAGTAACTATACACTTTTCTTACTAAATCCTGATCGATACTCCCTGAAGTCAAAAGCCAATCGGCAACATTGCCTGTTTTTGCAACACTTGTCCCTTTGTGCGACCATTTACTTTCCCCGAATGCAAATAACAACGTGAAAAGGTAAATATTATCCCATTCTTCACGCTTTAGATCTCTTCCGCCATCGGTCAAACTTATCAAAACTTCTTCAAATTTTTGTTGCATGCCCACCTCAGTTACCCATTAATCTTTGATGATCTGGTTTGCCATTTCCGTATATTGAGAATCACTGGAATGAGGCAATTTCAAACTCTCCCCCCGATAGTGCCGCAACCGTTCAAGGAAGTAATTACGCAGTTGCTCGGACTGCTAACGTATCACCACCTCGGCACCAGCATGTTCAGCCGCTTTTTGTACGCTACTCCGTAAGCTGCAAAGTATAGGTATACATTAACCTTGTGTCATTCTTCCTGCGACTCTGCTGCAACGATTCCAGCAGTTATTGCTGCCCATGCCTATGTCATCAAGTTATCCCACTCTCGAAACCGCATAATACTAAAAAAACACACGCATTCTGTTTGTCTTATTTTTTGCCAATGCGGAACGTAGTTGTATTTTTGCCTTCATTGCGTTGCAATATGTTAAATTTATTTAAGAGTTTAATCATGCCCGAATTTTTGTTGACTACCACAAACTCAATCAATGGAATTTTACCAAGCAATAGATTCATCACGTTAAACCCTATCGATTTCCCTTGCATTCTGGGGGCCAAATGTATTTCATGTAAAAAAATGTACACTTCGCGTGGAAAATCAAAACCTAGATTTTTATACTCAACCTCAACAAACCCAACAATATTTCCATTACTTTTGATAAAATAGACATTATCAATACTCGACAATGAGTATATTTTTGAACTCCACTTGTAATTTTGCCGATAAGAATTCACAGCATTTATTTTCTGAACATCAGGTAGATTACAATGTGAAAAAGGAACAATGCTTGCCATTTTTACCCTACCATTAAAGAACTTACAATGAGTTCATCCGGACCTATAACAATCAGAAAAATCATAACATTTAAGAATAAATTGACGAATAACAAATTAATAGTTCTATTAAATTTGCTACTGCAAGATGGCATATCACGAACCTGATTGACCAGGTCGCTAATTTCATGATCTTTCATGACTTACCTCTGTGGTGTATGGCGGCGCGGCAGGAGTTCCATCCGTAAATGAATGAGTTCAATGGTGACATGACTACGCTCCTTTTAATAAGTAAGTCATATGCCTAGCATGCAGTCATTTTATGTGGCACTACCAGCACTGGCTTCGCACTAAACGTGGAAATTGCCTCATTAATAACCTTCACAGCATCAGCCATTACGTAGTATAGATTACCGCCGTTACGTTGTACTGCTGCTTTGTTGAGTATTTCGCGCATCCTGCTTCCAGGTTATCGATGGTGATATCAGCCTGTCGGCCGTAGCGCTCGCCCCCTTTACGACCTGCCATCCACGCTTCAAACATGTGCTGCGTTTTCTCAACAGAAAATTCTCCGTCGTCGTTAACCTCTGGCCCCACGCCATTGTTGCCTTTGGTAAACCACTCAATGAATTGCTCTTTCATGCACTCACCCCGTAAACGCTCAACACCCGCTTCATCGCGGCACTCTGGCGACACTCCTTGAAAATCAGATTCGTGCTCACCTTTCCTTCCCGTTCTTCCCTGGTAGCGAACCGGTAATACACCGTTCGCCAGACCTTACCATCAATGACTAAGATTCCTGTCCGCGCCATTTTAGCCGCAGCCTGATTTATGCTGGTTACTGTTGCGCCTGTTACCGCAGCAACGTCCTGCGCACAGAAGCTCTTATGCGTCCCCAGGTAATGAATAATTGCTTCTTTTCCCGTCATACACTGGCTCCTTTCAGTCCGAACTTAGCTTTGATTTCTGCGATCTTCGCCAGAGCCTGTGCACGATTTAGAGGTCTACCGCCCATGACAGGAAGTTGTTTTACTGGTTCAGGTATAGCCTCACCACGGTTAATTCGCACGGTCATACAGGACAGTTCATCGGCAGCCTTGCGCCGTAATTCCGCGTCAGTCAACGCATTGGCCCGCATGTTCTGGTACAGATTGGTAACCAGCCAGTAGTGCGCGTTTGATTTCCACGGATAAGACTCTGCATCTGGATACAGTCCACGCTTCCGGCAATACTCGTAAACCATATCAACCAGCTCGCTGACGTTTGGCAGCCCGGCGTTAACGGATGCTTCTTCCCGGCACCAAGAGACAAACTGCCCGGGTGATGGCAGGAATGGTCGATTCTGCCGACGGGCGACGCGCATTCCAGCGTTAACCTGTTCCATCGTGGTGATCCCATTTTCCCGGAAAGCCAGAACCCACTGGCGGCGGATTTCGTTCAGTTCATTCTGGTCCCGGTTAGCCAGGCTCGCCGGGAAAGTTGCCAGTAACTGGCTGAACACACCATTGATAATCTGCGCTACCTGCTGTACCTGCGGCTTTTCGTCGTACTGTTCCGGCATGTTATTGGCGATCCGGCGCATCTGCTCACGGTCAAAATTAACCATCTGTGCGGCGATGTTTTTCATAGCTCCACCCCGTAAATCCAGTCAGTGTTCGTCAGGTCGAGTTTTGGTTTGCCGGCTGTCACGCCAGCCTGTTGCTTGTTTCGGTTGATTTCGAGCTGTGTCCACTTGTCGCGGAGTTTGGCCGGACACAACACGTTACCGGACCAGAAGTTGTCCTGGCATGCCCAGCGGAACAGCACGCACATGTCGCGGTGGTTACGTCCGTCACGTTCACGCATCAGGCGGATATCGTTAGCCCACCCTGCAAAATTCGGTTTTCTAGCTGATGGCGCGATGGTCTTCACCATGTCAAACATCCACTCTGCGGCGGTCAGGTCTTCTGCTGTCCCCCACTTGCTGCCGCTCTGAATTGCAGCATTCGGTTTCTCCACAGGAAGATCGTTTTCTGGCTGGTCAGAGGATTCGCCAGAATTCTCTGACGAAAAAGGTTTTATATTTTCTTTTGTTAGTTTGTCTTTTGTGTTTACCTGATTCGGGTAAATGCCTTTACCTGATTTAGGTAAACTTTTCTTACCTGATTCAGGTAAATTTACCTCTTTCAGGTAAACTTTATTTTTCTTACCTGATTCGGGTAATGTTGACCATTCACTGACCACATTATTGACGCCGATATTCCGCCCGCTCTGAATTAAAATCCCACGCTTTACCAGAACACTTTTTGCAGCAGAACACTTGTGCGGCAATATCCCGGTCAATTCGGAAAGTTGCTCGTTGCTCACCCAATCCAGTTTTTTATTAAAGCCATATGTTTTGCGCATGACAGCCAGGAAGACCAGAAGCTGGTGCTGTGTTAATCCGGCCAGCATCACAGCTTCCAGCAACTCATTTGCAATGCGCGTATAACCATCATCGAGATCTGCCACGCGCGGCTCCTTTTGTGCCACATCCGGCACTGGAAAATTGAATATCTCAGCAGTGTTTGCCATAATTCCTCCCGCAATGAGTGCGTTACGATTTGCACCTGAAAGTCGGTTCTGTTCCCGCAGACCGACTTTCGCCATTTCTGAACCTGTCATATTGCCCCCAGCATGGTGGTAACCATCGCCATTAATGGACCAGCCAGATCCGGGTCCACACGAAACATCGACACAATACCTTCACTCATTTCCTTCAGTTTCTGGTGGCGTGGTGCGTTGAGAATGACCGCCTGCTTTGCCTCACTGAGTTCCTTTTCCATTTCAGCCAGCCGAGCTATGAAGCTATCCTGCTCAACCAGGTGGCCGCGATATTCCAGCGGTAGTACCGCCAGAATTGCCGGGGTCAGTTCACGCACGTTATTTCGGTATTTTTCAGAATCGAATTTGTTATCGAGGAAGCGGAACAACTTCTGGCGTGCACGGCTGACATCATCAGGGAAATCGATGGTGCCGCCGCCCAGCTCCCGATACTCATTCACAATGAGTGCGGCAACAACATCCTGATTATCTGCAGCCGACCAGGCGCGAACGGCATCACGGATTTTTTCGTGGCCTGGCGCCTGTTTTGTTTGAGAACGATTTATCACCGCAGTCGGGCTAAATCCGCTAGTCTGTTGGTATGTAAGTGGTTGCATAGTCATTGCCTTATCAGTTAACGCCGCAGTTTAGGCGGCAGAATTACTCGCGTTAAACAATGGTGCGAGGTCGGGACGAATATCTGCTGGTTTAATCTTTCCACCAGTGGCTGAGACAATTTTCATTACATAGCGGGCATCAATTCCGCCACCGTGTAGCCAACGCCAAACAGTGGGTTGGGCTACACCGCATAGATCTGCCAGTCGTTTTTGACTACCTGTAATACTGATTGCGAGTTGAATGGTTTGATTTGTCATTATCAATTCCTATTGGTATTGCAATGAATAGATAATAGCAATGCGTATTAACTCAATCAATAGCAAAACGTGTTTTGACCATCAATACGCAAGCGTATAAATTAAAACTTATGAAAAAAGAAACTCTTGCTGATCGCTTAAACCTAGCGATGGAACAATCTGGAATGTCTCAAGGCGCTCTTGCAAAGGCGTCTGGCGTAGCTCAACCCACAATCTGGAGACTGACAAGCGGCAACGCGCGCGGCTCAACAAAAATTGTTGAAATAGCTAATGCATTGGGTGTTCGAACAGAGTGGCTCTCATCAGGCATAGGCCCGATGAGAAATGACGGTCAACAATCAGGGAAGCCTGCTGTCAACCATTCCAAATACTTCAAGATTGACGTTCTTGATATAGAAGTCAGTGCCGGGCCGGGTGTCATCAATCGTGAGTTTGTAGAAGTTCTACGCTCGGTTGAGTACTCGTTTGACGATGCTCGTCACATGTTCGATGGCAGGAAGGCAGAAAATATCCGCATCATTAACGTGCGTGGTGACAGCATGTCAGGAACGATCGAACCAGGTGATCTGCTGTTCGTTGATATCACGGTTAAATCTTTCGACGGTGATGGCATCTATGCGTTTCTGTACGACGACACCGCCCATGTAAAGCGCCTGCAAATGATGAAGGATAAGCTGCTGGTTATCTCTGATAACAAGAGCTACTCACCGTGGGACCCGATCGAGAAAGACGAGATGAACCGGGTGTTCATCTTCGGTAAGGTTATTGGGAGCATGCCCCAGACGTACAGGAAACATGGATAATCAGTACTGTGCTGATGAGGCTTTTGGTTAATGCGCTGAAAGAATTCTTTATAAAAATAACATTACGGGAAAGGCAAAAAATGAGTGATAAAAAACTTATTAAAAAATCAAATAACTGTGTAGATGCATATGCTGATGCATTTGGATATTCATCTTTTGGGGAAGATGACGATCGCTTAGGCTCCATATCTTTCTTTCAGCATGTTACAGAATGGGACGCTGATGGTAGTAATGACACTGAAAGCGTAAAGTACAACATTGCAACAATTCGCATGACGGAAGATTTAATGCTTAAACTCGCTGACTTTATTCGCGATCAGCATGATAGAGCTAAAACCAATAAGTCATAATATTAACAATGAAACACGGTTATTACGAAGCTCCAAACCTAACTGAAAAGCTTGAACAAGCGGCAAGATCATCATCTTTGCACACCGCAGCATTTTCTCAATCAGCTGGTATGTCTGGCGGTAATGTACCTATGCTACAATCAAGTGGTAGCGGTGGCTCTGGGAGTAATAATGTGCTTGAATCGAAAGTTGCAAAGCTTGAGTCTGATGTGTCCTACATCCGACGTGACGTTGATGAGCTCAAGACAGATGTCAAATCTATCGACAGAAACATGATCGCTGTTCTGGAGCGACTCGATTCAATAAAAGAGTCACTAGCCAAAAAACCATCCATCGATGCTGTCGATAGAAAGATTTCAGACGCAAAGCTTGCGGTATTGCTTGGTGTTCCAGCAATCATCGCTGCAGGAACAGGGCTTTATAAGCTATCAATGTACTTTTTTCTTTAGTGCTTAAGAAACTGCTCGCCACCTTGCATTAGGCAAAGCGATTTTTCATTCCCTATTACCCTTTCTTAACCAATCATCTAAACCCTGCCCCCGTGAACTGACCCCCGAAAGTTGGACAGTTCACGGGCCCGGGTTTTCTTTTGCCTCCCCTCATCACACACCGTTCAAAAAACCACCACAACCCCGCTTCGGTTATCGCTATGCGATGCAAGTCACAAAATTAATTCTTTTTGCTATCAAACATTTAATATCAAAACACATCTAGCAATAGCAATAAGTATTGATATCATCAATAGCAATAGCTATTATCACCATATCGCAACAACACAACGATACGGCAACCACCTGATTCACCGTTGCGATGACCGCTTAGATCCGCAGCTTGAATTTCAGCAGGCTCAGGGGAGTGCGAGGGGTGAAGCGGACGCGTGAACGTCGGTGTGACCAGCTGAAATTAACTCAACACTTCATACCTCAGTCGCTTCAACGAGGCGGCTTAGTTATGACAACCGGCGGCCATCCACCGCCTGAATACGCGCAGAAGTCTCTATATGTTCAGCAGCCCAGCTTACGGGCAGGAGTTTTTATGGTTCATCAACATTACGGAACGCAGACCGTTAATCGCGGTGCGGTCATGCCAGGAATGCTGGTCAAACACAAAGATGGTACCTGGACTGCATCAGCTAATTTACGCGGACGGCTATATCTGCATCGCGGCATCGAGCGCACTTATACCCGTGATTTGCTCGTGGAAGTTTTTCTCGACGGACGCGGTAACGGCCTGAATCACTAATCCCCTTTCCTGTTTTCCTAATCAGCCTGGCATTTCGCGGGCGATATTTTCACAGCCATTTTCAGGAGTTCAGCCATGAACGCTTATTACATTCAGGATCGTCTTGAGGCTCAGAGCTGGGCGCGTCACTACCAGCAGATCGCCCGTGAAGAGAAAGAGGCAGAACTGGCAGACGACATGGAAAAAGGTCTTCCACAGCACCTGTTTGAATCACTCTGCATCGATCATTTGCAACGCCACGGGGCCAGCAAAAAAGCCATTACCCGTGCGTTTGATGACGACGTTGAGTTTCAGGAGCGCATGGCAGAACACATCCGGTACATGGTTGAAACAATTGCTCACCACCAGGTTGATATTGATTCAGAGGTATAAAACGAATGAGTACTGCACTCGCAACGCTGGCAGGGAAGCTGGCTGAACGTGTCGGCATGGATTCTGTCGACCCACAGGAACTGATCACCACTCTTCGCCAGACGGCATTTAAAGGTGATGCCAGCGATGCGCAGTTTATCGCATTGCTGATCGTTGCCAACCAGTACGGCCTTAATCCGTGGACGAAAGAAATTTACGCCTTCCCTGATAAGCAGAACGGCATCGTTCCTGTGGTGGGCGTTGATGGCTGGTCCCGCATCATTAATGAAAACCAGCAGTTTGATGGCATGGACTTTGAGCAGGACAATGAATCATGTACATGCCGGATTTACCGCAAGGACCGTAATCATCCGATCTGCGTTACCGAGTGGATGGATGAATGCCGCCGCGAACCATTCAAAACCCGCGAAGGCAGAGAAATCACGGGACCGTGGCAGTCGCATCCCAAACGGATGTTACGGCATAAAGCTATGATTCAGTGTGCCCGTCTGGCCTTCGGATTTGCTGGTATCTATGACAAGGATGAAGCCGAGCGCATTGTCGAAAATACCGCATACACTGCAGAACGTCAGCCGGAACGCGACATCACTCCGGTTAACGATGAAACCATGCAGGAGATTAACACTCTGCTGATCGCCCTGGATAAAACATGGGATGACGACTTATTGCCGCTCTGTTCCCAGATATTTCGCCGCGACATTCGCGCATCGTCAGAACTGACACAGGCCGAAGCAGTGAAAGCTCTTGGATTCCTGAAACAGAAAGCCACTGAGCAGAAGGTGGCAGCATGACACCGGACATTATCCTGCAGCGTACCGGCATCGACGTGAGAGCTGTCGAACAGGGGGATGATGCATGGCACAAATTACGGCTCGGCGTCATCACCGCTTCAGAAGTTCACAACGTGATAGCTAAGCCCCGCTCAGGAAAGAAGTGGCCTGACATGAAAATGTCCTACTTCCACACCCTGCTGGCTGAGGTTTGCACCGGTGTGGCTCCGGAAGTTAATGCTAAGGCGCTGGCCTGGGGAAAACAGTACGAGAACGACGCCAGAACCCTGTTTGAATTCACTTCCGGCGTGAATGTTACTGATTCCCCGATCATCTATCGCGACGAAAGTATGCGCACCGCCTGTTCTCCCGATGGTTTATGCAGTGACGGCAATGGCCTTGAGCTGAAATGCCCGTTTACCTCCCGGGATTTCATGAAGTTCCGGCTCGGTGGTTTCGAGGCCATAAAGTCGGCTTACATGGCCCAGGTGCAGTACAGCATGTGGGTGACACGAAAAGATGCCTGGTACTTTGCCAACTATGACCCGCGTATGAAGCGTGAAGGACTGCATTATGTCGTGGTTGAGCGGGATGAAAAGTACATGGCGAGTTTTGACGAGATGGTGCCGGAGTTCATCGAAAAAATGGACGAGGCACTGGCTGAAATTGGTTTTGTATTTGGGGAGCAATGGCGATGACGCATCCTCACGATAATATCCGGGTAGGCGCGATCACTTTCGTCTACTCCATTACAAAGCGAGGCTGGGTATTTCCCGGCCTTTCTGTTATCAGAAATCCACTGAAAGCACAGCGGCTGGCTGAGAAGATAAATAATAAACAGGAGGATATATGAGTCAGGTTGGTAATCATTCATTCGAATTTCCGGCATCGCAAGGTGTACAGGGTGGTACTGTTACACTCTTCCTTACCATACCAGGAAGATCGCTGGCTCGTTTCCTCGCTTCAGATAATTACGGCCATACACTGTAACGCTCTCAGCGAGAAATTAATCCAAATCGAGTACGAAAATTTTTAAATTATCTCACTAACGCAGACTCAAGAAATGAGCCTTTTATCATTCCCCCTCTCGTAGGTAACTGTGATTCGAATATAGAATTTGTACCGTTTGGCAACACAAATGTTGGTATAGCCAGAATTCCCCTCGACGCCGAAATAAAACTTTTTGATGGTCAACATCGTGCAGCTGGCATTGAGATATATTGCCGAAGTTCCCCATCAACGCTCATGGTTCCCATGATGCTTACAATGAATCTGCCGCTAAAAACCAGGCAGCAGTTCTTTTCGGACATAAATAACAACGTTTCTAAGCCATCAGCGACCATCAATATGGCGTATAACGGCCGGGATGATATTGCTCAGGGAATGATATCCTTCCTGACCCAACATACTGTATTTGCCGATATAACCGATTTTGAACACAACGTAGTGCCATTAAAAAGTAATATGTGGGTGAGTTTCAAGGCACTCACTGATGCAACGTCAAAGTTCGCTAGGAACGGCAATCAACAACTTGAAATGGGATATATAGAATCTGTCTGGGAGGCATGGATTACACTAACTCAGATTGACTCAATCCGACATGGTGTACACCACGCTACGTACAAGCGCGATTATATTCAGTTCCATGGAGTAATGATTAACGCTTTCGGTTTTGCGGTTCAACAGATGATGGTTAATCATTCCATCGCAGAAATAACTTCTATGATCGAAAAACTATGTGCAACTACCAGCTCTGCAGAAAGAGAGGATTTTTTTCTGATGGATAACTGGGCGGGGATCTGCACGAAAGCCAGCCAGGAAAAACTATCTGTTATTGCCAATGTGGCAGCGCAGAAAGCAGCAGCAAACAGACTGATACAAGCTTTTACCAAAGGAAGTCTGGAATCAACTTAATGAATCAACATTGTCTCATATCAGCATGCTGTACGGCGTCTTTAAGGAACGGTGAACATGAAAAGCAAAATCATCAGGGAGCTACAGGCTCCTTTTTTATTGTTCGCATTCACCCTCAAGCGTATTAACCAACAATTTAGGGATTAATGGAAGATGGCAGACATCATTGATTCAGCATCAGAAATTGAAGAATTACAGCGCAACACAGCAATAAAAATGCACCGCCTGAACCACCAGGCTATATCTGCCACTCATTGTTGTGAGTGTGGCGATCCGATAGATGAACGAAGACGTCTGGCCGTTCAGGGTTGTCGGACTTGTGCAAGTTGCCAGGAGGAGATCGAACTTAAGAACAAACAATGGGGATTGTGATGGCCTCAAAGCAGCAAATTTCAACATCGTCCAACTGAGGTGTAAAAATGTTCAGAATCATTTTTCCTAACACCTGGTACGTCGACCACCACGGCACTCCCTGCAAAATCCTGCGTTCTACCCACAACAAAGTTCACTACATCCGAAAAGGCAGAACATGTATCGCCAGCATGTTCCGCTTTAATCATGACTTTGAACCTGTGAATAAAGCTGATGCAGATCGGATAGCAGAAGAGATCGAAACGGCAGAACACATTAAGAAGTTACGTGCCATACGCAGGAAATAGAAAAATTGATAAATTCAATACTGCATTTCTCAGCATTAAATTTATCTCTATGACCAGTCAAGAGATGTACCTGCCATGAGCTTAATATCATGTCAGATATATCGGTCACAAACTCCCTCAGCAGCTAAGAGGAGGACAAATGTCTCGACTAATCACTTTACAGGACTGGGCTAAAGAAGAATTTGGGGACTTAGCACCAAGTGAGCGAGTTCTGAAAAAATACGCGCAAGGGAAAATGATGGCCCCACCCGCTATAAAAGTTGGTCGCTACTGGATGATTGACCGAAATTCCCGTTTTGTAGGAACGCTTGCAGAACCGCAACTCCCAATAAACGCAAACCCAAAACTCCAACGGATAATCGCTGATGGCTGCTAGACCCCGATCTCACAAAATCTCTATACCCAATTTATATTGCAAATTAGATAAGCGAACCGGAAAGGTATATTGGCAATACAAACATCCACTATCCGGTCGTTTTCATAGCTTAGGAACTGATGAGAATGAAGCAAAACAAGTTGCTACTGAAGCAAATACCATTATTGCTGAACAACGTACCCGACAAATATTAAGCGTCAATGAGCGTCTGGAAAGAATGAAAGGCAGGCGCTCAGACATTACGGTGACAGAATGGCTTGATAAATATATTTCTATCCAGGAGGACAGGCTGCAACATAATGAACTAAGACCCAACTCCTATCGGCAAAAAGGCAAACCCATTCGTCTTTTCCGTGAGCATTGTGGAATGCAACACCTCAAGGATATTACCGCACTTGATATTGCCGAAATAATTGATGCTGTAAAGGCTGAAGGTCATAACAGGATGGCGCAAGTCGTGAGAATGGTGTTAATCGACGTCTTCAAAGAAGCACAACACGCAGGACATGTTCCGCCAGGATTTAACCCAGCGCAGGCAACAAAACAACCGCGAAATCGAGTAAACCGCCAAAGATTATCACTGCCCGAATGGCAGGCAATATTTGACAGCGTAAGCAGACGGCAGCCCTATTTAAAATGCGGGATGCTACTTGCTCTTGTCACTGGACAACGTTTAGGCGATATCTGCAATTTGAAATTCTCTGATATCTGGGACGACATGTTGCACATTACTCAGGAAAAAACCGGTTCAAAACTTGCTATTCCGCTTAACCTGAAATGCGATGCTCTGAATATTACCCTTCGTGAAGTTATATCTCAGTGCAGGGATGCTGTTGTTAGTAAATATCTGGTCCATTACCGTCACACAACCTCTCAAGCAAACAGAGGAGACCAGGTTTCTGCGAATACTCTGACAACGGCTTTTAAAAAGGCCAGGGAAAAATGTGGCATAAAATGGGAGCAAGGAACTGCGCCCACATTTCATGAGCAGCGATCTCTGTCAGAACGGTTATATCGGGAACAGGGTCTGGATACGCAAAAGTTGTTAGGCCATAAATCCAGAAAAATGACCGACCGATACAATGATGATCGTGGTAAAGACTGGATTATCGTAGATATCAAAACAGCATAG